AAAATGTCGAAATGAATCGGGTCCAGATGTTCAATTCAACCGATGCGTACGACAAGGCATTAATTCACGCTTCAACCGGATCGACCAATTTAACGAAAGCATATGCCAAAAGATCACACAAAACAAAGCCTAATCTATTTTTAACGGGTGATTTTCAGCGTGCGATGTTCATCTTTATGCCTAATTACAAAGAATACTTTATGAGTTCAAAAGACTACAAAACAGCATACTTAGTAAAGAATTACGGTAAGATATTCGGAATAAGTCCCACCAATCAACCGAAAGTGCAGGAATCAAATAACGCATTAATTGTAAACGATTACTTAAAAAACGTATTGAGATGATAAAACGAATCCATGAAGTTTTATTAAAAGATATTATCCTTTTGGACGCAACAAAAACAGCCAACTCGCTTAAAAAGTATTGGTTTGTTCCGTTATTTCTGTTTCATAAACGACTCGAAAATCTTGCAACTGAAATATTTAAACTAATAGGGAACAGTCCAATAACCGATATTCAGGATGAATTTGATAAACTGTTGTCGTATCGAAAATTACAACTGCTCGAAGCACTTTATAAGGCCGTTATTATTGAGGTAGTTTTAAAATCTCGAATAGATGCATGGAAAATTTTAATCGGGAAAGAACTATCTGAATCAGAGGCAGAATTTGAAAAGGTTAAGGCAGAAGTTTTAAAGCACACAGGAATTGAATTGAATACGTCTGATGATGTTTCTATATTGAGGCAATACATAGAGCACAAGGCCGACAAGTATCGGGAAATGTATCCAGAAATAGAATCAGAAGGTAGGCCGTCAGTAAAATTAACAAAGGTAATATATTCAGTTTTCAATTATTTATCAGAACCATATAACGAATCAATGCGATTAATTACATTTGTTGAAATGAAAGAAATGGCGGAAGAAAAAATTAAGTTGCAATCAAAATCAGAAGACAATGGCGAATAGTCAGGAACTTGCACAGATAGAAGAGATAAATAAAGGATTAACCACGTTGAACGGAACACTATCGGCAACGGCTGAGAATTATTTAAAGCTGGTCAAAACGATTAACGAAAGCAATGTGGCAATTAATACAAATGTTGCTTCAACCACTTCGCTTAATAATGCGCAAAAACAAACCACGCAAACAGCTCAGCAATTAGATTCGCTTGGTAAACAACTACAAGCAAGCGAACAGAAATTAAAAGATACTGAGGATGGGCGATTAAAGACTATTATTGAAAACAGGATAGCAACGCAAGCCGCCACGAAAGCAATTAGCGACAAGGTAAAAGCAAACGAGGCAGAAGAAGGTTCATTAGTTCGCATGAGACAGCGATTATCTGAACTGACAAAAGCGTACGATCAGGCAGGAACTCGAACTAAAGAAGCAGAAAAGGAAATTAATAATTTAAGCCGTGAAATCGGAGTAGCCGAGGCCGCAACAAATAGACATCAAAGGGGCGTTGGAGGATATGCTGATCAATTGGGTAAATTACCTGGGTTTTTAGGGCAGGCCGCCTCTTCTACATATGCATTTGGTCAGGAAATGTTATCTCTTATTAAAATACCGATCATTGCTGTTTTAACCTTAATCGTGGCAGGATTAACAGCCTTATATTCTATTTTTACTTCAACCGCTTCGGGAGGAAAGTTGGTAAAGGAAGTAATGGCAAGCATTTCTGCTATTTTCGATGTATTAAAGCAGCGCGCAACAGTACTGATAGATGCTTTTAGCGCTCTATTTTCTGGGGACTTTACGCGATCCGCTGACCTATTTAAACAGTCAGTGTCTGGAATTGGGGACCAAATGGCTGACGCTGCAAAACAGGCATGGGGATTAGTTGATGCTCAAAGCGCACTTAATAAGGAATTAGCTTTCCACGTTTCAGAAGAGGCAGGAGAAGTAAACGCAATTCAAAAGGCGTTATTTGCCGCAAAGGATAAAACTAAATCAGATCAGGAGAGACTTGCAAATCTTAGTGAGGTAATGAGATTAAGCAAGGATCAATCAGAGAAAGAGGTTGAATATTCAAAACGTCAATACATAATTGATACAGACAAGGCAGCACTAAGAGCTAAGATATCAGGTGTGACGGCAGATCAATTACGTGCGTTTATACAAATGGACGCAGTAGAACAAATGTCAGCATTGAAGGGATCTGAGGCTTTAAAAAAGATGTATGATTTAATAGGTGGCGCAGATAAATTTAAGCCGCTCGAAGAATCGTACGCTAAAGTTATTGACGCAGATACAAAGTTTTTCGAGGGAAATAAAAGGACGCAAAGCCAACAATCAACGCTGATAAACGAGATGGCGGCAGAGAATAAAAAGCGCACCGAAGATGCACTTAAGGCCAAAGTGGACGCGGTCGAATTAGGCAATAAAGTAGAAATACAGTCTATTAAACAGCGTCATATTGACGGTATTACAAGCGATGATCAATACAAACTTGAATTAGAAAATCAGGAAGTTAAATTCCTTAACAAAAAATCAGCTCTTTATAAGGCAGGAACAAGGGAATACGAAGATGCTCAAATACAAATTCAGGACATTACGATTAAATCAGAAGACGACATCTTAAAAAAGATTGAAGATTCAGAAAAAGAGAAACAAAAATTTTATGATGATACGTTAAAAACAAAAATTGACGCCGATATTGCAGGGGTGGACAGCGCGATTAAAGAAATCGAAGAAATTAAAAAAGCTGAAAAGGATGCAGAAAAAGAAAAACTTGAATTAAAAAAAGAGATACGAGAAAAAGAAGCAGACATTGCATCGGAGGTAATTAACGGAATATTTGATTTAGGTTCTGCAAAACGCGATCAGGAACTTGCAGCACTCGACAAAGAAAAGGCGTCTAAATTATCAAACAAGAATCTTACGGAGGCACAAAAACTAAAGATCGAAGAAGAATACGATAAGAAGTCTGCCGCGATTAAGACAAAACAAGCCAAGGCCGAAAAACTACAGGCAATGTTTAATATTGCATTAAGTACCGCAATGGGAGCCGCAAATGCAGCCTCAAAGGTGGTGACATTACCGCTTGTTCCGTTTATTATCGCACTTGGGGCCGTTCAATTAGCATTAGCAGCAGCACAACCGATACCTAAGTTTAAATACGGTACGAAAGACGCGCCAGAAATGGGAATATTTGGAGAGGCCGGACGTGAGTTAATGTTACTTAAATCCGGTGAAATGGCAATGGCAAATAAGGCCACGTACTTTGATGGCAGTAAATTCAAAGGGGCGCAAATTTTAAGTAATCCAGAAACTGAAAAGATGATCAGAATGAGCGATAACGCAGGCGGTCGGCAAATGACAGATGATCGAATATTAAGCGGATTAATGAGCGTTGAAAGGGCAATTAAAAATAAGCCGGTTGCAATATTTGATCAGGAACATAGGCAGATCGGACACGGGACCACACATAGTCAGACGATATATCTAAATAGGTTGATACGAAATAATTAAATTATGGCATTTTTAAACGAAATCGAATCAAATACACCCGAACGATACAGATTTAGATTAATGTCGGCAAATAATGAAATTGTCTGCAATCCTGAGCCGTTAGAATGGAAGTCAGGAACATTAAACATCAAACGTGACTTAGATGTAGGTGGTGTGTTCAGTTCGTTTCAACAGGATTCTTTAACGTTCGTAGGCAATGGAGCCGCTTATTTGAGAGGATTGTACGAGCTAAAAGAAGTTAATGCGCAATGTACCTTAATAATTGAGTGGTGGAAAAATTCAATTCGTGAATATGTTGAATTTCCTTCACGGTTTGACATTAATTTCAATTTTTACGAGATAGTTAAAATTGGAAAATTTGCATTTGGAGTCAGGATAAAAGCTATTAACAATTCGGTGCAAACTAAATTAGATAACCGGAAGGATATTAATGTAGATATTACAAAATTAAAATCTATTGGAGACTTTCAGATTACAGACTATCCGGCATTACGAAAGAGCATATTATATGATGCAACTAACATTTATTATTCAGCTCATTTAGTAAAAGAATCTGCTGGCCTTGACGAAAATGAATTAATTCATCAGGACGGTGTAGTTACCTATACCACATTACCGCTTGAGATAATTAATAATAATAGGTTTACTGAGATTCAGCGAACGGAATACGCAACCAGGATAACTTCGCTTTTAGATGTAGTTTCATTCTTTCCAAAAGCAAAATACGACTATGATTTTGTAATTGATTATACGTTTGCTGAATACGTAACGAATAAATATACCGGATCACTCCCGTGGAATCTTCAACTACTTGAAACTAAAATACACTCGGACGGCACTATTGAGATAATAAATACCTATGATTTAGGTGGATTTGGCGGAGAAGAGCAAGTATATGTAATTGAAGGGTCAGTTACTATTTCGGTGTCTTCTGGAAACGATTTAAAATTAGTTGTGAGGTCTGCCGGCATTGCTTCTCATTATACTGCCTATTCTCTGACACAAAGAATAACCATTACTTCAAGCGTAGCCGCGTCACCTGACTCAACAAGTGAAGGATTCCCAATTTATGAAGCAATGGAGCGTGTATGCCAGCATATTTTAGACAGGCAATACCCATTTTATTCCGAATATTTTGGTCGCTTAGATATTCAGTGCGAACCAAATACCGCCAATTATTTAACTGAAAACCAACTTAGATTTGCACACATTCAAACGGGATTAAATATAAGGGGTATATTATTGTCAAATACAGACGCTCAATTAGCTGTAAGTTTTAAAGATTTGTTTGAATCAATGAAATCTATTTGGAATGTAGGGTATATGCTTGACAGTTCGATTGACGGAGAATTAAGAATAAGAATTGAAGATTATGCTTATTTCTTTCAAGATGTTCAGATTCTTGATTTATCAAACCGGATCAACAAATATGACATTGAATCTCAGGTCATGCCGGAATTGATACCGTCTAACATTAAATGTGGATTTGATAATTACGAGTACTTAACAGTAAATGGTCGTGGCGAGCCGAATACGACAAGCGAATACACATCGCTGATGAATACCGCTACAAAGTTTGAAAATATTTCAAAATACAGGGGAGATACTAAAGGCATTATTGACAATCTTGCATCTACGTTATTAGTCGACGAAACAGTAGATTTAAAATCCGACAGCAGCGTATTTGTGATTAAATCTCAAAAATATGGTGAGTTTTGGAAGCCTGAAAAGGGTGAAAATATAACGATAAATGACGATACAAGTTTATTTAGATACGATCTAATGAACCGTTATTTTACGCCTTCGAGAATGTTGATAAGACAGGGTAATAGGGTAACATGCGGAATGACGAAAGAAATGGCGAGTACATTAACTTTTCAGAAAAGCGACAAGGCGTGCAATCTTAGTACTACTGGGTTAGGATTGTCTATAATCGAAAATCAAAATATTGATTTGGCAACATTAGAGAGCCCTATTTACAAAGCAATGAAGCATACAATTACTTGCAGATTTGATTTTAGCGATTTGGAAATATTGCAATCAAATTCATTAGGTTATATCAAATTTTCTGATGCTATAAGCGGTTATTTATTATCTTTGAAAAAGAAAAACAATGAAGATAAAGCTGAAATAACAATAATCGAAAGATATACAACTTCATACCTATTAGATGGATTTGATAGCATGGCAATAACAGATAGTGATGGATCATTAATAATAATTTAAAATTAAAGTATGAAAGCAATTCTAATTTTTGCACTATTGTTTTTAGCAATATCGATTAGTGCATACTCCCAAACAGGAGGTAAGGTATTTGGGGCGGCAGGGATGACAAAACGAACATCTATTTCAGCGACAGATGAATTATTAATTAAGGCAGCCGGACCTTATGCTTCGCAATACACAACACCGGTTGAATTATTCAATTCAGCACAAGCTCAGTCTAAGTTTTTAAGCAAAACGGCGGTATTACCATTGACCAATTACATTAATTACGCATCAACATCAACAACGGGAGATATAGCTGTTTGGTTAAACGACAGCGTTATAGGTCGGTTATCTGGTGGGGCAACAAACAATGCACCGATAAAACAGTCAACAGGGAAA